TTATTTCACCTCCTTATGAATTTCATTTTACAATCGTTGTGATAAAAAGTCAACAAATAATATATTTTATCACAAGCGTTGTGAACAAAACCATGTCAGGCCTCTCACAGCCGTTAAAACCCCTAATTATTAACATTTTTAAAGCTAAAAATATTACAAAATGAAGATTTGGGAACGTTTTTGATAATTTATCATGTTACAAAGTGAACTTCCCTACAGTTAACTAGTTCATTTACTTCCACAGGTAGTTTGTTTCCGAAATGTTTCTCTTTTTATAAATTTGTTTCCGAAATGTTTCTAAAATGTTTCCATAAAAAATATCTATAAACATTGATTTAAAGGCATTTATATAAAAATGTTTCTATGTTTCCGTAACTAAGTTAGAAAAAACATTTAGTACAAGTACGTTATACCTATTTAATACTTATGTAGGACTATCGTCACACACCTAAACGTTACACTGTGGAAGTTAGGGAAACACGGAAACATGGAAACAAAAAAACGCTCAAAGCCTTATAGCTCTAAGCGTCAATCGTGTTTCTATTTTGTTTCTATATGTTTCTATGTTTCTATTTTGTTTCTACTTTTTTAGATTTAAAACCTTTTACAGTTTTTGAAATGCTGTTGATAGAGATTCGTTTTTGTTTCCATTCCATATCATAACGGCTGCATACAGCTTCTTTAAATCGTTTTGCACCTAAAGGGTGAACACGGTTATCCTTGCACCATTCTTCATATTCTCTCAATACTCTAGTTCCTGAAAAATCATTGAAATAATCAGCGTCATATTCAAAGAAGTAATCTGCTAACGGATCATTGTGTTCAGCGAACAATTCACCAGCTTCTAATGATTTATCATTGGCCGTTAATTTATCAGCATTTGGATTACTTAACATAAGTTTTAAAGTATCTACAGCTAGTTTTAAAACGTATTCTCTAGCTGATTGACTGGCAATACGCTGCATACTTTCTACGTCAGACATACAATTCGGATCACTTGAAAAATCGTGTTCAAAAGGAATGATATGCAAACGTCTGTTAATTTGTTTTCCGTTTTCTCGGAAGTTAGGGAAGTAGTTACTTGCTGTTATTAAGACCGTTGACATCTTAACTGTTTCACTGTCTTTTCCTTTACGCTCAATCTCAATTCGTCCACCTGTAATAATGGTTTTTAACATTCCACTATCCTCAATGAATTGGTCAGGTTGATCGTCAACCACATTTGCGATTTTCCCATACATAGAAGCACCAGCGAACGTATTTGAAGCTAACTTCTGTGGAGATACAGCTGAAATATTGCCGCCATTTTTATCAAACGTTTCGTGGATCATATTAAGAACAGACGATTTTCCGTTATGTGCTGATCTACCATACAAATAAAACATTTTTGGAACAAGTACATCGGGATAAAGCACACATGCAAACATTTCTTTAATATTTTGAATCGATGCTTCATGACCATTTGCCACCTTATGCAGCGTTGAATCAATATAAGGATCATAGGCATTTTCATTATAATTAGTTGGTATCTTTTGAATTAGAAATACTGTAGGTGTAAATTCTTCTAGCTTAAATGTCTGCAGATTAATCAAGCCGTTTTCTACTGCTACATAATCATGAGAAACGTTGCGTACAATAGGTGACATGTCATTGATATATTCACGAACTTCTTTTACCTGGTTACGTGTGAGATCATCAACATTACGGATAATAGCATTCAATTGTCTACCTGACTTGTCTTGTTCATATATACCCTTGTTTTGATTGTAATAATACAAGTCACTGTGTGGTGTAGGATAGCGAACAATGGAATAGTTTTGCATAATTTCCTCAGCTAAAATACGGTGTTTCAATGTTTTAGTGCCGTTTGCATTTTCTACCCACCAGGCTTTACGCTTTGTAACTTCCACAGGTTGTTGTTGAGAAACGTTTGTATTATCGGGTATAATGACGTTATAAGTGTTTGTATCAGCTATAGCTTTCTCAATAGTTGTAGCTAAATAAGTTGGGTGTTTTGTCCATTTGTCATGCATTCTGTTTAAAGCAGAAAGTTGCATTAAGTGATGAATGCGGTCAAAATCACCATTTGTCCAATAAGCTAAATGATTAGCGAGGGCTTGGTCAGCCTTCGATTCGTCACCAGCATATTTGCTGATGTCACCGTTCCATAATGCCAATATGGAACTACCATTCTTGGAAGAAAACATTCTTTCAAGTAAATCACGGTCACTCAAGTTTCCGAACGATTTGCCCTCGTTCTGAAGTTTGGGTGATTTTTTTTGTTTAGGTGGATCTCCAAAGAAATCCTTTGCGATCATTTCAATCAATTGCGGATTATCTACAATAGGCATGTTGTTGTATAAATCGCCTGTCATTGTGATGAACTTAGCTTGTCCTCCAAAGAACTCAACACCATTTTTCTTAGTGCCTACCCATGACGGTTTTTTACCTTCAATCCATAAATGTAGACCACTTCCACTTGGTGATTTTTCAGTATACGAATGGATCGTATAATTGTGTAATGCAGCTGGCACATTGTCGATGTCCTCTATGTCGTCCAGGTCTACACATACAAATGGCGTATCCTCGTATAAGACAAAACCAACACCATTGAAACCACCACTCTCATAAGCTGCTTTGGCTTCCTCAAACGTTACTAAATTGTTTTTATTTTTCCACGCAAGACGTCTCTTGGTAACAGGGTTTGCTGGCTCTTTTGATAACTTATAAACTTGTTTTTCTTTATCCAAAACTTCGTTGCTATTCCAACAACACCACTGTGGAATATCACGCAAAGCCTGGGGCATATTATCAAAATTCGGTGCTGTTATCTTAGCCCCCACATATAGCGTCATAAGCTAACCTCATTTCTCTATTAAACTCACAAGCTAGAACTTGCATAAGAAGATTATAACAAATTCTAGCTAATCAATTTAATATAGTTTATGTTTCGAGTTTACATGTCACTTTTCAGATATTCGTGTCTACTCCCTCGGTAGGGTAGGGGAGTACGAAATCTGCGTAAGAAGTGATTGTATACCGTATGGAACATCTCTTTCGTTTCCATCAAACCAATGTCGAACTAATAGCTTCACACACATGATTTGTAGTTGATTACTTTCCTGGAATAGTTGCCCCGTTGAACTAACAACGTAGGCAACCGCATGTAAAATTAATTCCTGGACTATTTCATCATTATCCGTTCCATCAACACGTAGAAACAATTTAATACTGTCTAAGAACTCTGATGATACATTCACAATTAAGCACCAGCTTTTGTCATTAAGCACAGTTTTTTAGGTTCAGAAACGTTAATATCTCCCCACCACATAATACGGATTGCAACCGTACCTTTATTGAAGCCGTGTTGAGTGGATACTTCCACAGTTGTATTTTGAAGGACACCTACATAAATGCTTGTTAAATCACCAATTAAAATGTGATCGTCGTCCATAGTGTTAGTAGCGTGTTTCGTTAAAGACTGATAAAATGCTGGTGGTGTTAAAAATGCGTTTGTAGTATCCAGCTGCGTTTCAACGTCTAGTTGATTGTTGGTAGAGAAAACAAGGTCATTGGCGTGTCCGTTTTCTGTTGCAACCTTTTTAACACCTTTTTTGATGTCTAAATACGTTGGTGCTGTAAATGTTTCAGTTAGAATATCTGTGTCATTAAAAATACCTTTAAAGCCATTCTCTGCACCTGATAAACCAGCTTTTTCAATTGTTTCGGCCATTGCTTGAGCAATTAGATAATTTAGCTTTTCCTCAACACCGATACCTGTTTTTAAAAGTTCTAATGGTACTTCAACCATTCCGTATAAATATTTCGCTTCTAATTTCACTTCACCGAATGTTGGATCACTTGTAGGAATAATTTCACCAGGCTTTTTAAATGCCACAGTTGGTTGTGATAATACTTTAGGAACGCTCACAGTTTGATAATTCCCCATGTTGACTGTAGTTGCACCAGCTAATAGGAAAGATTGATTTCTCATAAGGTCGATCATGTTGGCCATAATTTGGTGAGGAACTAAAATTCCACCTGTGTTTGTAAGGTTCAGCATTTCACGAACCTCTTTCGAGCCTTCACCGGTTACTGCAGCACGAATTAGATGGCCGATTGTTACAGCTGATTCAGTTCCCATTTTTTCACCTGGTTTGTACGCTCGTACTTCTTCCACAGTGTTTGGGGTGCTGCGTTGCATTGATGTAATTGGAACTGCTGGCGTTGCTGGTTGTTGTGTCATAGGTTCATCATTCTCCTTTTTAAATGCTTCATATTGTTCTAAGCTGCGTTGAGCCACAACTGTAGACGTAGGGTAGGCTGGCGTATGGACTAAAGAAACCTCATACAGTGTTCCTTTTCGTACTTCTCGCATATCCTGATTGCCGTTTCTATTGAATTTTTCATCGGCAACTGTAAAACCAAAAGACATATTTGCTAGATCACCACGCTTAACTAATTCGTATAATTCTTTGCGTGTTTCAAGTAAATCTAATTCGAAATAAATGCCGTCTGCACGTTCTTCAAGTCGTAAACTTTTAGCCTGTGTACTACCTAAAAGCTGCTTGTCGTCATGCTGATGTAAAGCTACGATATTTCGAGTTTTTAATGATTCTGTAAATGCACCAGGCTTAATAACTTCTTGGAATCCGTATTCTAAAGGTTGGCTAGGTTCATTAAATCGCACGGCATAACCCGATACAGTTAATCCAGCGTTATTTTCTAATTGGCGAACTTCCAATTGCGACACCTGGGTACGCTTTTCAATAGTCGTCATAATTTCGTAAATCCTCCCCGATGTACTCAAAGTGAGTAACATTTTTTAAAACAATAAACTTTCGGCCATAAATGTCATGCAACACTTTTGTAGCGTTAGCATTTATGATTCGATCCAGTTCAAAATTAGTAATGAAATGAGTGCTGCTACCTCCAGCAAGGAAAATTTTATACACGTTCGTTTTAATCAAGACGAAACACCTTCCTGGTTTTGCTCTGAAACGATTTGAGAATTAGTTTCGTGGGTAGTTCCTTCACTCGATTGCTCTGATGATTCTTCTTTAGCAACCTTTTCATACTCTTTTAATTTCTTCTCTAATTCAGTGATTTTTTTTGAAATCTCAAACATGTAATCTTCTGCGATTCGAGCAAATACCATTAATAAATATGTCTTTCTTTTAGTTGGCTGCCATTTACTGAAATAACCATCAATAATTTCTTGTTGAGTAATTCGTGCCTTTTCTAATGCTATAGATGCCTCTGCTACTAAATCTCCGATTGCAAAATAATTTGTTAAGTGTTGTGTTTGTTGTTTGTCCATTGCTAATTCCTCCATCACCATATTGAGTATTCTTTTTGTAAGATGTGTTCGTTTAAATTCGTACGTTCTCCATGTAAATTGGCTTCAACCATAGCTATAACTGTGGAAGCCATTGGATCAATACGATTGATAGATTTAGATTTGTCTAGCAGCACATTTTCCGCACTGTCGTATTTCGCTACACAGTTAGCTGTTGCCCATTTCAAAACAGGATTGTTACCATTTACGAATTTGCCCTTCATCATTAATTCTTTAATGAATTTCGTAGGTTCGGATAATGTTTTATATCCCTGGCGTACCTCCACAGTTGTGAAACCAGCGTTTGCGGTTTTGGTCATTAGTGCTGTAGCATTCCACGGATCAAAGCCGATTGAAATTACTTTGAAACGTTCTGCTAATTCCTGAATGTATTTGAAGATGAATTCAACGTCTACTACGTCACCAGGTGTTAATGTAATAAATCCTTCTTTTGCCCAGCGACTATACGGCACTTTATCTTGCCGTTCCCTAGCTGCCAAACTATCCGCTGGCATAAAGTTATGATTCAATACTGCAAACACTTCATCTTCTAACGGAAAAACGGCTGTTACACTGTTTAAATCCAATTTGCTTGCAAGGTCAACACCGATATAGCATTCTTTCCCATCAAGCACAGGTAAAGGTTTTTCGTTCCATCGGTCTAATGGAAAATAACTATCTTTACGTGCGATCCATCTATTCATATGTTTGATAAGGAAATTGTCTAATTCATGGCCGTCTATTGCTCGATTGTAAGCTTGTTCAAGACTTTCAATTTTCACGGAAACACCTAAATTTGGGTTTGCCTTTACCCATGCACTAGGTTCGTGTATTTCATGCTCATTATCTAGCTCAGCGATAAAAACAAATAAATTTTCGTTGTCTACGTCTTGTCTTAGCACTTGTTTACAATATTCATAGAATAAGTAACACGGAGAAGTACCCCCTCGGCTTTCACCAGCTGTAGTGATAATAAAGCCTAATGGATTTCGCCTTGCTCCCATAGCACTTACAAGTACATCAAACATGGCATTATCTTTCATAAGGTGGTATTCATCTAAGCTAAAGAAATGAATATTTAAACCATCTTGGCCACTGTCTGCAGACAAAGCTTTCATAACATTATTGCCGTACCACATAGTGGATAATGACTGTTGTATTCGCACATGTTTTTTTAACACTGGCGAACTTTTAACCATATTCATAGCATCGAGCCAAACAATTTTAGCTGTGTCACGCTTTATACTGGCACAATAACATTCTGCACCTGGTTCTTTATCGATCATGAACATGTAATTTGCTAAAGCACTACTCATTGTGGACTTTGTATTTTTACGAGCGATTTGTGTATACGCTAATGTAAAACGTCTACGTCCATCGTCCTTTCGTACCCAACCCATTAACGAGCCGTAATTAAATTTCTGCCACAATTCTAATTCAATGGTTTGCCCCGCCCATTCACCTTTTTGGTGGTAAATAAAACGCCCAACGAAATTAAATATGTGTGCAGCTTTATTTCTGTCGAAAGTATAAAGATATTCAGCACTTTCCGATTGTTTTAGATTGCGTAAATGACGTTCACAAGCCATTCTAACGGCTTCTGATGTAACGATTTGCTTTTCTATGACTTTTAAAGCGTAAAGCGTTGTAGGGCAAAATGAAGCGTCTAGCAATGTGTTTTTGATGTATTCCTCATAATTCATTCTTAAACGCCTCCAATTCGTCCACCATTTCACCCTGTGGTTTCATGAATCGTAAACGGTCACTCGGATTCATTCCTAGCTTTGTTTCTAACTTTTCCATCTGATTGTGTACCTGGCGTTGTTCAACTAATAGAGGGTTGATTTTACCGTCCACAGTGTAGGCCTGGCTTGCCATCATTTCATTAATAGCAATGTAACGTTCTTCAAAGCACACGTACCTCGCTAAATGATTTGCGTCCAGGATAGTTAAAATATCCATCTCGGCCATCTGTTGAACATAAAAACGGAAACGTCTTTTCTGCTTGGTAGTTAACCAGCTTGGCGCTTTTATTTCAGCGAGCGCATTTTTCATTTTGGTTTCTGCTTGTTCTCTCGCTTCACGTTCAGCTTTCGTCATGTGTTTTGTTGTCTGCGAAATGGCTTTCGGTTTTGTCGGCATATTCTCACCCCTTTCACGGTCATTATCGGGGAAGATTTTTTCACGCTTTACTGGGCAGTCGGTCTACGCAAAAACGCCCTGGAAAAACGCCTAATCAGCTAAAAAGCCCCTTTTGTGTTCTTTATTGTGACATGCTCGACATATCACCTGTACATTTGTGCGATCTAAACGCCTTGACCAATCCCTTTTGATCTCAACAATGTGATGGACTGTATCAGCTGGTGTTAACTCACCTGTAGCTATACATACCTCACACAAGTGATGGCGTTCATTAAGCACAGCTATTCTAAACTGTTTCCATGCAGCACTGTGATAGAACTGTACTGTCTTTGGATCACGCTTATCATCATAGGTTCTATTGTTAATGCGTTGATGATCTATACAATAAGGTGGCCGTTGACTTCTTGGTATGTGATTAATACAACCTGGCTTACTGCAGCGTTTCATTATCAATCGGCTGCACCTCCATTGGTGGTAGGTTCTCATACTCTCGTGCTTCATCAATGCTAATGATTTTAGCCTGTACCAGCTTAGATAGCCGTTCAGCCCTACTCGAACTATCGGCACGTAATAAAGTGTCTACGTTAAATCTTATATAGTTGTTTTTAGCTTTAAATAGCTTTTTCAACTGATATTCCCACGCTGTAATACCTGGCATAAGCGCATTTTGAAGAAACTGCATATTTTGGCTTTCAATGTTGCTATATGTGTTTTTGCTGCCATCATGTGCAATTAAATACGGTGCTATGTTGAATGTACTAGCCATTTGCTTTGTCAGTTCTCCATACATAGTGTTCAATTCTAATTCACCAAAATTAGTACCTAAATGAGTGTATTTAAAATTCCCATCTAATACGGCCACACGGTGTTTATTGTCATTGCCATTTAACTTTTCCCATTCTTCACGTACCTTCTTTTTAGCGTCTGGGCTTAGAGTTTCAGCTGTTTCCAGCATAGCTTTCGGGAACGCTCCTAATTGGAAATAGTTCGTTTGATGTTTTTGTGCAGCAAGCCATAATTTGATTTGTTCTTTTAAAATTGCGTGGTATCCAATCCCTTTAAGGTTGGTATCCAAATGCGGTGATCTCACATGTATCATGTCATTGGCATTTACAGTAATGCTGCCTGATGGCTGCGCTATTTTGTAATAAAAACCTGTATGAAGTTCCATTGATACGTTTGCTGGATCAATAAGCATTAATGCAACAGGATCACCGTTTTCATTTCGAGTTATATGGATGAATGCATTTCCGTCATTTAATCGCTGTGTTTCTGCTTGCAAAAATAGTGTGTACCCATCTATGTAAGGGTTCGGCTCGTTTAGTAGCTTCTCTATTGGATGGTTTTCTACTCGTTGTCCGTCCTTCATAACGTGTTTTCCTAATTTCGCAATGCTAGTAGCTAATAACGTAATTGCACTGGTGTAAGGTGGGCAATTCAATGCTGTTACACCGTCAACTTGAATACTCGCTATATTGAAAACTGGCTGCTGTGCTTCCACAGGTGGGGCTTCTCGCTTGAAGATGTTTAAAAATCTCAATCGTTTCATCTCCTTTTCAATAAACTACGTGTACATTTCCATCTTCTCGAATTTGAACTGGCTGTCCGTCTACATCATCAAAATAGACTTTTCCCCAGCCGTCAATGTACTCCCAGTCACCGTAATTGTATTTGTCACCGTATCTCTTTTTGAAATACTCTCTAGCTTCTATATAACTTTTAAATTTAGGAAAGTTTGCTTCATCTTCTCGACTGATTGTGAAACCAAAATACATTTCTCAACCCCCTTACTTCAAAGTTGTTGTAGCAACAATCGTTAATGTTTTGTTACGTTCATCGTCATTTAAGACACTTTTTATTTCGTATTCTTTACCTTTGAACCGTAACTTTTGAAATGCATCAACATTGGCCATGTAGCGAATAATAAAGCGATATGTGATTTTGTGTTCCTGAGAAATAGCTACAGCGTGATCCTCACCTTTTAAGGTTTTTATATCAGCCCACGCTTTTGCTATTGTTGCGAATTTATACGATGTTTCACCTAGCGAATTTTCGTACGGTACACGGCCTAAAATCTCGATACGATTTTTAAAATTAAGTTTCACTGTCGCTGTCTCCTTTCACTTTTAATTCAGTGAAGTAATCAGCACTTGTACGGTATTCAACAGCTTTGTCACTAGGTTGAAGGGATTTATCAATAAGTTCATCCATATCGTAAAATCCTTTTTCAACGTTGTAATGCCATCGATCACGGTTTTTCTCTAAATACTTTTTAAACTCAACCAGCATGTCCCATTTCTTAGTACCTGTTTCAATGTCAGATAAACGATCAACAGCTTGTTTGAATTCTTGATCCTCATTCCCACGCTTCATTAACCATAGAACATGATTCATAGCTTCTTTAGCGTCATGTTCAACTGTATCTATCATGTACGTGTACATGTGGATCACCTTTCTAGGTGTCATTTCTTGCTGCGTTTTCAATCGGATAACTTCTGATTCAGGAATGTCCCACGACTTACCGTTTTTAGTAGCTTTGATTTGTTCAGTGTTGATGTAGTTGTAAATTGTGTTAACGTGAACACCCAATTGCTTGGCAACTTCCTTTACTTCCAT